TTTCCATGTCGGGGTGTTCAGCGACCCATTCTCGCCATGTGCCGGGCACTTTGTCGCCAGCGAGTTTGCATAGGATGTATGCCCAGCAGCACATGTCAACGAAACCGATGCCTTTGCCGTCTGCGGATCGGCGGTTTTCCGTTTTTTCCCATTCGACGATGGCAAGCATGTTTGTGACCATTGTGCGGGGTTCACGCCCATCCTTGAGGTCAACTTTGAGTTTGACGCGCATTAGTTACCTTTCGTCGGGCAAGGCTCCGCCAGCGCGGGCTTGCTTGGTTTGTTTTCAGCGCCGCCCGATTGGGCTGGCGAGAACATGATTAGCTGGTGGCCTTTGTGAGTGTGCCACCCGTAAAGGTGAGGTCAATGGTTGACAGTTCGCCGAGCGATGCGTTGATTGGGGTGTGGCTTTCCAAGTACGCGCCAGTCAGCGTGTACTTCGGCGATGCAGCCGTTGGTGTGGTCAAACCTGCGGCCGTGGGCGACAGCTCCAACGTCGTCGTGGTGCCGACCAGCGCGTAGATCGACGCTTCGGTTTCGTTGGATGCGTACGACTGGTACAGGGTGACGGTGATGCTGTTGTTGGCAAGGCCTGCGGTGTAGGTGCGGGCGGTTGAGCCGAAAGCGGTGTTTTCCAGCGCTTCAACGGTGTAGGTGACGGTTGCGGCGGTGCATTGGTCGGACAGATCGACGTTGTTGATTTCGATTGCCGGGTTGGACAGGTAGACGCTGGTTGCCATGTTTGGTTACTCCTCGACTGGTTCTGCTTTGACTTTAGACGACTTTTTTGGTTTGTCGGTGGATATGAGGCCCGCCGACAACAGGGCGTCAATGTTTGTGCCTTCTACTGGCTCAAACTTGTCGCCTGGTGTACCGAGGCGCGGGCTAACGATGACGTACATGATCGCTCCTAGCTTGTCTGTGCTTGCATAGTGACGGTAAGATCGTAGGCAGGCAAAATTGAGCCGCCAATGTCGATCACCGTTGGACGGCCCCCGGTGACGGCCACGTTTTTGGCTAACAGCATGGCGCAAATGTTGAGCAAGGATCGCTGAGCATCCAGGTTGGCTGGGCCGAGCGTCAGCACCTTGACCGGGAATGTAAGTTTGACGATGTTGTAGTTCCAGCTTTCCCACGATGGTGCGTCAATGAACGCGCACGGCGGGACAATGTTTCGGGGATCGTTGACGACCTGTAGCCCTGTAATGGTTTGCAGGGTGGTAGTCAGGTCGTCGATGGCCTCGTTGAACAGGTCGGTGTATGCGGGTACGGGCATTAGGCCACCTGTGGGCGGTCAATCCCCAACAGCTGCTTTACCATGCCCGATAGGCCGACGACTGGGGCAGTTGCCATGCCGTCAAACGACGCAAACTGATCCATTGAGCCGCGCTGACGGTACAGGGCACCACCGTACATGATCGTTCCTAAGGTAACGTCGCTTGATGGGCTGGTGCTGACGCTGTCAATGTATCCGGCTTCCTGTCGGCGTCGATAACAGAACTGGTTGGCGGCTGCGGCGCATTGTGTCAAAAACGCTGCGTCGCCCGCAGTTGCTGTGCCGATACCTAGCCAATCCTCAATGTTAGTTGCGGTAATCCAAGTACAGACAGGCGTGTATGCGAGCGACCCGGTGGATGCGACACGATCAACGTTGCTGGCGGTCTTGGCGTACAGCACTTGGTTTTGGATCGGTACCTGATAGTCGTACATCAGGTCGCCTTCGGTGTCGATACCCAGGTACAGGTATTGCGGAAGCGCGTAAACGGTGTAGGAGCCGTTGAACGTTGCGTCGACGCCTGTGACGGTGATCGCGCCGCCTACAACTACCTCAGAGGGGGTGAGGAGCTGTAGGACGGCGTAATCGTCCAGTAGGTACTTGTGTGTGACCGTGTAGGTGGCCATTTTGTGGGCCTACCTTTCAGATCACGGGCTGACGGTGATGGACTTGACGAGGTCGCTGTCGGCGATGAACGTTGCGACGTACCCGTAGTACGAGAACGTGCGTCCGAGGGTGCTTGGCACCTCAACCGACATGAGGCCGCGTACCTGCTCGTAGAACTCGATTGCGGAGCCCTTGGCGACGACCATGGTGTTGGTTGCAAAGTTGCGATCCACGACAAGGTTGAGGCCGAACGGGTTGAACGTGTTCATCTGTGTGACGTTTGCGGTGCCCATTGCGTTGACGCCCATGAGGCCTGCGGCGCCTGCGTATGGGAATACTGGGCGCTTGTCTGCGTCGAGCTGCTGTCCGAGCAACTTGTACACGTTTGGCGAAACGAAAACGTGGTCAGGCAGGAAGTTGCTGGCCGACAGAATGTCGACGGCTGCGTCGTAGATTGCGGCGCTGAGCGTTGACGGGTCGGTGGTGTTGTACGTCCAGGTCGATCCCGATGCCGATGCACCGTTGGTGATGGCGTCTGCTGCGACGTTGTCGGACGCGAGCAGGTACTGACCTGCGAGGTCGCGCAAAATGATTTCCATTGCTGCGGGCGACGTGAAGTCGATGTCCTGTACGGACAACGTGACGGCACCGCTGAGGGTGGTCTTGCTGATGACATTCGATGCAATCACGGGGGTGGTGGCCGAAACTGGGTTGAGTTCAGGCGACTGTGATGCGACCGACGGGTGCGTTGTCCACGTCGGGCGGATGAACGTCTTTTGATTGCCACCATCGGGCATGGCGCGAGCGCCGACTGCTGCGACGACTGGGCGGATGTAGTTCAGATCCTGAAACACCGGGCCGAGAACTGGGACTGGGAGCAGACCAGGCGTGTCGGTGGTGAGGGTGTCACCTGCGGCTGCCTGAAGTGCAGACTGGCGCGAAAGTGCGAAGTCGCGGGCGGCTGCTGCGACGTTGCGGAACGTTTCGCCACCGATGTGCATTGCGGCGAGGTATTCGCCTGCGGTTGGCAGGTCAAACTTGCGCTTGGGCTGTGCCGGGATTGGTGCGGTTGGGATCGCGGCCTCGACTGCGGCGGCCTCGACGACTGGTGCGTTTTCCATTGCTGGTGTCTCCTCTTGTGGGGTCTCTTGTTCAGTATTGCCGATTTCTTCTTCGGGTTGGTGGATACTTGCGGCTACTTCGGTGATGGCGGCTGCGTCACCAAATGCTCCGACGGGTACGAGCGACAGCTCTACCCAGTCGGCGGCCTTGACGATCATGGTGCCGTCGTCGTCGTAGCTGAAGTCGGTCGGGGTGACGCCGATGGATACCTGGTCGATGACGCCTTCGGACAGCATGATCATGGCGTCCTGGCCTTGGCTTGATGCCGAGATTTTGGCGGTGAACAGCATCCCTTCGGGGCTGTCGACGCGCTCGGTAACGACACCGACAGGCATTGTGCTGTCGTGGTACATGAAGAGGCGCGGTGCTTTGCCTTCAACAGGTAATGCGCCTGGCTTGATGATGACGTCTTGCCCGGATGCGACGGTTGCTTTGACGTTGTACGGTACGGCGACGCCGCTAATTTCGCGTCGGCCTGCACCTTTACCAGCGATGATGCTGATGTCGGTAGCGTGAAATTTGATCATCGGTTTGCGATCCTCTCTTGCGTGTTTTCTTCGATGTTGACTTCTGATGGTTCATCCATTTTGTCGGCTGCGTATTCCTCTTCAAGGTATTCGTCGGCGTCGAATTCAACGTATGTGCCGCGTGGCAGGACGTTGTCCATTGACAAGGTGGCGGCGATTGCTTCGGCGTACAGCTTGACACCGAAAATGTAAAGGTCGGCGCGCGCCTGCTGTGCTGACTGGTAAGAGTACGATCCGGTGCTCACACCGACCAAATACGGCGGGACGTTGCCAAGGCGGGCGGCTTCGAGCGCCGAATAGTTTGCGCTTTCAATAAGCAACATTCGGTCGGGCGTCATCGTCGTGGGTTCGTATGAGAGATACTGGTTGAGCGCCGCAGTCTGATTGGTGGCGCGGGCCGCGTTGAATTGGGCGGCAATGTCGGTCAATTCTTGAGCGCTCAACGGCTCGCCGTCGGTCTGCTTGAGGATGCCTGCTGGGATTGAGCTTGATGCGTTACGGTTGCGGGCCGCCTCGATCTTTAGCGCGGTCTCAATGGCGCCCGGTGCCGAATAAATTAAGCCTTGAGTTGGGCTCAGGAATTGCACAACGTTGGCAGGGTCAAGTTCGCCACCGTTGAAGTAGATCTGTTTTGACGGGCCAAACCAAACCGGGCCAACCTGATCAGGTGTCGTAATTGACCCGGTCGGCAAACGAGTAAACGATGCGGGGTAGCCGTCAGCCGTGCGACTGGTTGTGTACCAAAAACTTCTTCCGTAGAAAAATAAATCGTCAAATGTCCAAGCCATCAAATGCCCGTATGGCACGGTTGGGTCGGGTCGACGTAGCCATGACCGCGGTGCCAAATACACCTTGGTCATTTCTTCCTCAAGTTCGTTCCAAACTTCGTTGTACATCTTGAGTGGCATACAGCTGATGACGGATGCCATGAGGTCGCGGGCGCGGTTGATTGCAGGTACCGAGATTGCGCGGTTGCGGGCTTCACCTTCCTGGTAGGTGTAATACTGCCCGATCATGTTTGGGCCTTGCGCGTTTGACGTGTAACCGACAGCGGCCTGCACTTCAGCGACGGGTGTGGTGCTGATTGCGGCGGTCTTTTTAGCGAACAGGGCCATGCGTCAAGTGTGCCACAAGCGTCAAGCGTTTATGTGTACCCGCCCGCCGACACGATCCCGACGAAAGGCCGGGGCGGGTACGTCGCAACACTACACGCTGACGATCATTGGGCGACCGCTTTGTGCTGGTCGAGCGACCATGCCCGCAGCCCACACCATGCACCTGGCTAATTCGATTGGGCCGGGTGAGCGTTGCGACGACAACACCAACGTATTCTGCGTTTTGACCGCGACGGCGCGTTGCACGTGTTCGGCAAGCATGGTTTCCCCGGTGTGCAGCAGCCTGCCCTGGTTGATCAGGTCGCGCACGACTGGGGTGAGCTTGCCAAGTTCGGCGTACCCAACGATGACGCGGCGACGCTCCAAATTAGGCGGGCAGATGGCGTCAATGCTGGGCGACATAGCAAACCGTACCGTTGGGTCGGCGGCGACTTCAGCCAGCTTGTCGTACAGCTCCCCGATGGTGTCGACGACAAATGCGATGGTGCAGACGGTGCGTCCGTCGGGCAGGTTGACGGCGCGTACAGCTGCGTATCGGCTGTCGTCCAGGCTGGCTTCAATGGCGATGATGCCGCCCATCGGGATCGGGCCACGATGTTCAAGCTCGGGCCAGCGTCCAGGTGCGATCCAACCGCGGGCAACCGTGACCCACAGGTTGAGGCTGGCGCGTAGGAATGATGCGCGGTCAGGATTTTCGCTTTCCTGCTGCAACGTGTCCAGGGTGAGCGTGTGGCCGATGGCGGGGTTGCCCCATGTCCACGATGCCGGCGACATTGGGTCAACGTGTGGCGGTGGTGACCATTCAGCCATGTAGTTGACGGTCGGTTGCCCGCTGTCGATTGCGCGTAAACCATGCTCACGCCAACGCTGGAATAACACAGACGCTTCGGTACCTGCGGTCGACATAAACAGGGCGAACGGGTTTTTGCGGGCGCGTTGCGCTGGCATCAGACCGCCCTCGACGACCTCAGCGTCAACGTCGAACAACTCGTCGACGATCAGTAGGTCAATGCTCATGCCGTGGCCTGCGTTGTGTTTGGCGGCTTTGATCCACCACGTCGTACCGTCCGGCATGGTCACTTTGTTGCGGCCATACGACCGCGACACATAGGCGCCGTACTTGTTCTCCAAAATGTCGGCCAAGTCGTCGAACACCATGACGGCCAAGTCAAGGCGGTGCGCAACCGACACGATCGTTTGTTTCTCGCCACGGATCTTCGGCATCTCCAACAGCCAAAACAGGATGACCGACTTCAAGATGATCGACTTCCCATTCTGACGTGCCACCGACCCCAACGCCGACCGATGCAGCAACAGCCCCTCATCATCAAACGTCAACGCCCGATCAAGAAAATGCACCTGCCACGGCATCAACTCAAGCCCAAGAGCGTCCAGGCATATGTCCCCCACAAGTGGCCCGAACGATCCCGCCCCATCCGGGCTAATCGTCTCCAGTCGAGGCTGGTCATGGCTAGTCACCGCCAGTTCAGGCTGGTTCAAGCTGGTCTTGGGATATTCGAGATTGGGGCTCGGGGTGATCTCGTTTGCGTGTAAAAATTCGTTTAGGGCTTTCTCTCTTGCTTGCTTTGCGGCCGCAAGTTTTTTGTTGCGATGTGTTGCGCCTCGTGCTGCGTTGCAGGGTTTGCATGATGGTACGAGGCCGTCGTTGTGTGTGCCTTCGCGGTCTACTTCGATGAGGTGGTCGGCTTCGGTTGCGGGTCGGCGTCGGCACCAATGGCAGATTGGGTTGTCGGCGAGTAGGGCTTTGCGGGCTTGCTGGTAGCCGGGTGATCGGTATTCTTTGCGGTTCATCTGACGCGTCCTAGTTTGGCTATGGCTTTGACGTTGTCGTCGCCAATGGCCCATATGCCTAGTGGGAATGGGGTGCTTCCGTTCATCCGTTTGTCTACGCGTTCGAATTTGAGTGAGTAAATGTAGACCAATGCAGCGTTGCTATCCCACAGCGTTTGTAGCCATTTAGATTTTGAGTATGGCAATAGTGCGATGCCGTTGGCGTGGTCTAGCCATCGTTCTACCCATGGTGATGGTTTGCTGTATGGGGGGTTCATCCACACACGTCCGTACCAGGGTTGGGTTAGGCCGTCGTCGGTTTGTGTGTAGTAGTTGGTGGCTGGCACGTTGACTGGGCCGAATGGCGGGCAAGCTACGTCAAGGTCGAATGTGATGCCCATTGCGTCAAATATCCAGCGTGGGGTGTAGTAGTCGTCGGTCGTGTATGTGGTTTGGCCTGTGTTGAAGAGTTTGAGTTCGGTGGTGTGCGCCCCCCCATCCAGCTGCGCCCCCCGAGGGGGGCTTGCTGACCAGGGTGCATGGTCGAGCGTTGTGTCGGGTTCAGGTTTGTGGCGCATTGTTTGTTATCAACCTTAGCCATTGACGTGGAGACAGACGGGTGTAATGCCCACCCCGCGGCTTGCCTCTACCCGCGTCCCACTAACCAACTTGCTGAACGTCATCGCCTTGACGCTTTGCCCCGCCACCTTCGTGTTGCTGTTTTAGGGCGCGTCAATCTACCCCCGTTACCGGGTGTCATCCATCCGCCCCGCGACGGGCTTAGGTCTGTGGTCGATCTAGTCGACGTTGATTTCGGTGCTGTACCAGTAGGCCTTGACCGCTTTACGCAGCGCCCACCGCAGGTATTTCAGCAGCTCATCCTTATGTGCTTTTTCAAGTTCAAGCGCGTTGACGCGCGCAATCATGTCGATCAGTTTGTCGGCTTGCTCAAGGCTCATGTCAGCGTTTCTCCCATCGACGTGCATATGCGCCGCCAATTGCGAACAATGCCAACGCAATGGCTGTACCGATTACGGCGTTGATCATTGCGTATCTTTCTTTAGGGCGTCGATGACGCGGTTGGCTTCGGCGATCGTGAGGGCTTCGGGCACAGCTGCATCACTAGCAAGCACCTGTTGCACATAATTGAACAGGCCCTCTTCATCGAGCGACAATTTCTTGGCTAACGCTTTCATGTAGCCGACCTGTTTTGGGGTAGCGGCTTTTGATCCGCCGACGGTGGTGATGTATTCCGGCGCAACGGGCGGGGCATCCGATCCGGGCGCAAGGTTGCCCGCCCCCGCCCGCTGCACCTTCGCCATCTCCTGACGGGATGGCCTTTTGCCGTGCGTCGCGTAGTCGCAGTTAGCGAGCGCACGACCGATCGCAGACGTTTCACAGTTCTCAACGAATGATGTTCGGTTGACTGGGCTTGACCCTTTGACTTCTTCGGCGTAGCCAGTCGCGGTGGGTGTCGCCTGGCTGGCGTCAAAGTAAACCTCGGCGCGGAAAATGCAGCTGTCGCCGTCGTACGCCATCATTGCTGTCTCGATGCGGCCTGTCGGGTGATCTACCCAAAATCGGGCTAAGCGATCCTCAACGGTTTCGTAGTTGCTCAGGTCAAATGCCATTACCAGTTTCTGCTTTCAAGCCACTTCATCAACGGTTTTGTAAATATGGTTGCTATGACAGCGCTGATGATGAGAATGCGCCAGTTCATGCGGCTGCCCATACGGTGAGGCGTTGTGCGTGATCATGCTGGCCGCCACGGTTGGCGTGGCGTACGGCGCCGGTGTTCACGATGGTGCGGCGTCGCACAGCTGCATTGAGCCGGCCAGCAAGCCCTTTGGTGACGGGGAAGTGTTGGCCAAGTTTGGCCCACACGTCGTCAGCGGTGAAATATCCGATTTCGCGCGCACAGGCGTCGATGGCGGCGTCGACTTGGCGTTGCTGTGCGGGTGTCCATTTGGCGTCGGCGACCGCCTGGCTAATTTGCATCGCTTGCCCATATGGCGTGACTGGTTTGGCTGCTGGTACTCGACCGTCACACACGAAATGGGTGCGGCCTTGAATGTCGGGCCATGCGATAACACCTTTGCAAATGGTGCAGTTCATCGTGCCTTCTCCAATGCGGCAATCGCCTTGTCAATCGTCTCAATGTCGTACAGCGGTTCCGGGTCGCACAAGCTCATTGCGTTGCGGATGGTGCGTAAACGTCGAATGACGTCGCTGTGCGGGTTGAAGATTGCGTCGACCAGTTGGTTGAGCGCTTCTAGTTGTTTTGCGGATGCTGAGGTCGGCTGAAAGTTGTCGGCCATCATTTGTCGGGTCTCCTTGCTGAGTGTGTCGTCGGGATCTATGTAGGGATGTTCTATCACAGGTGTGTCACGGTGCTGTGGCAGCCCACGGTGCCCACCCGGAATTGTTGTAGATGGCAAGTGCAGCGCGCAGGTTGACCTCGGGAATAAACAGCTCAGCGCAATGGTCGAGAACGCCTTGCGCTTGTAGCCAACCAATCGGCCAATAGGTATTTGGCAAGCACCAAAAACCGTTGACCTGCATGATGGAATAACTGCCACCCATCGGATCGTTGACATTGTGGGCGGTTGCTGTGCAGTTGCTCTCCCTGAGGGCCACTACCGCCAGCGTGTCGAGTTGATCTTCGGGCCAGCCAACTTGCCGGGCGAGGTTTACAACGTCGTCACAGTTAACGATCGTGGTCGGCAAGCTGGTCTCGGTGACGGTCGTCTGCCCGACCGTCGTGGTGGGGTACACGTCCCATGATGCGGGTGTGGTCGTGGCGCTAGGTTGCCCTGAGAGCGGTCTAGGAGCCTCTAGGAGCGTTGTTAGCCCTAGGACTGCTGTAACTAGGGTGGCTAATGCGGCTAATGGGTTCAATGTCATGGCTAGGTTCCTTTCGTCGGTGATCCCACCCTAGGGGATCTGACGGGCCTATGCGGGAATACCCTCAAACACCTTGAGAAATGCGGCTTTTACGAGGTTTGGGTTGTCTGCCATTTTGGGTGTGATCTCGACGTGCCACCAGTCGCCGCCCGGTGCGCCTGAGACGGTGGCTTTTTGGTAGACCTGCCAAGCCATGCGGTCGCAGCGCCATGCTCGACCGAATGGCTGCGGCCAGTAGTCGATGACCATTTGTACGCCAAGCTCATTGGCGTTGGCTACACACGCCTCAATAAACACTTTGCTGAGCTGTCGCCCGTTTGGTTTGCCACGATGATCAGGCATATCACGGTAGGAAAGGTCGACGGCGCGCCCTGTGGCGTGTACGGAGAGTGTGCCGGGTTTGCCTTTCATGTCACGTTGCCCGTACGAGCCGTTATTCCATAGTGAGCCGTTGGCGTATTTGACAGCTTGACGGATCCATTCGTCCATGCCTGGGCGTGGGCCTTTGGCGGGGCCATCGGCGTTGCCAATGTAGTCGGTGGCGCCTGGTACGCCGGGTTTAGCTTTGGCTATTGCCACGACCGTACGCTACGTCGTTGGGGTTGGCCCATCTCATGATGACGGGGAGCAAGGCGGCTGCTGCGGCTTTGGCGAGGTCTTGCGGGTCGGTGTTGCCGGTGGCTGCGACAGCTGCAACGGCGGCGATGACGGATCGAGCGTAACTAGCGAGCATTGCTTTGGTTTGTTTGCTCATGGGTGGTTCTCCGTGTGGTGGTCAATTTTTTGTTCTATTCGGCCCAGCGCTTCGTGTACCCGTCCGTGATCTTTATGGTTTTCTTTTTGGCCCCGATGAATGATCGCAACGAGTACAGAGAAAGCGCCAGCGATGACAGCCACCACAATCGGAGTATCCACTTTGTCATCCGAGTAGTGCGGCGGCTTCGTCGGCGGTCAAGCCGAGTTTGGCAAGGACGGCGGCACGTGCCTGTTCTTTAGCGTCTTTTGCTGCTTTGACGGCAGCGATTTCGTCGTTCAGGGCTAGCCATTCAGCGTGTTCCTGATCAGTCATTTCGCGTACTTCGTCACCGATTTGAATTACTGGTTTAGTCATGATGAGCCTCAGCTGTTCGAGTATCCGTAGACCTTGTATGTTCCGGTCATGCTGCTAGCAACCGAGCTAATAAAGCTGATTGCGTCAAATTGAGTATTTGCGCCGTATGTTGCTGCACCGCTGTAACCGTACAAAGCGGTGACGGATGTGTTGATAAAGCCGATGTGACCCGTAATATAGGTCGGCGACGCTTTTTGCGGATTGAGAATGTCAATTACGCAGGTGTACCGCACGACACCTGAGTCACATTCGGCTGCGGTAAAACTTGTTGCGCCATTGTTGACACCGTAAAGAAAAGTGCTGTTTGTTGCTGGGCCACCAAACATAGTTGCGTAGTTTGCGTTGGCATCATCGGATCCGCTTGCGCGCATTCGGATGCTAAACGTGGCGTCGGAAGTCAGCGCGGTAAGCACCAGCATGAAACGGTAATGGTCATATGTGCTGGTAAACGTGCTATTCGGAAGTGACACGGATGTTGCGGTGCTGAATGATGCACCTGTCAAATAAGTCAAGCCTGGTGTTTGACCTACGGTTTGCCATGCGGCGCCGTCGTAATATTGGGTCGTGTTGCTTGCTTCGATGTATGCGAATTGACCCTCGGCAAGCGTCTTTTCCCCTGTTCCACCAAACGCCGCATCACGGGTCGTGGTGGTCGCAAACACGGGGATGCCCGTATTGACTTCGGTCATTTGAGCTGCGGTCAAAACCTGCCCGGCGGTAAATGCGGGAACGCTGGTCTGTGTGTTTGGCATGGTGTCTCCTATCCTAAAACATTCAAGGCGTCAAGAACGCCATATGTCGGGTCATCCAATATGAGCTGGTAGACGATGGTGGTGGCGGCGGTGTACAGGTTGACGCGGTGCCCGGTGTTGAAGTCGATCAAATGCTCGATGCCTTCGACCGATAATTCTTGGCCGAGGCTGGTTGTCCCGGTGCCTGTCGTAAAGGTTTTTTCAATGGTGATCGTGTCACCAATGTCGATGATGGCAACGGTGTCGCGTTGAGCGGTAGTGAGCATGGCGAATTTGGTGGCGACGTCGGTGTACCTGGCTTCGGGTTCGCCGTTCAGCAGGTAGGTGGCTGCGGCCGACAACTGCGATCCGCTGGTCTCCAACAGGCTGTTGGTGATGCTCTCGGTTTGGATGAAGTAGGTGGCGATTGAGGCGGTGTCGGTGGCTGTTGCGTTAGAGCCGCCGAGGTTTTGCACATAGGCACGGTTTACGACGCTGTCAGCTTCAAATGTGATGCCTACGTTGTCGTATTTGACGCCTGTGCCGTTGTCTTTGAAATCGGCGACCGATCCGCTAAGCGTTGCGCCGATGCGGTTTTGGAATGTCAACACGCCGTCACGCGACACGAATAGGCGACCGAATTCTGCGGTGCCGTTGATTTGGTTGAGGTAGGCCAGCACGTTGGTGCCGGCGGGAACGGTGTAAGTGCTGTCGTGGCCAAGGTTGACGGTGCCAATGGAGATGTTGCGGGCGGTTGGCCCGGTCGGGTAATCGACTTCGGGCAAGTTCAACACGCTTTCAATACGTTGGCCTGACGTTTCGGTCGTGACGTTGTATTCGTCCATGTAGGTCTGCGCCAGCAGGTAAAAATCGTCAGCGCAATAGACGCTGACCGTGTTCAATCCGCCCAGGGCAAAGTTGTAGTCGTAGTTGACGACGTAACCTTTAAACAGGTATTCAAGCGTGTTGGTGGCGTTGTAGCGGCCGAGGCGCACACGGCGCATAGGTGCCAAACCGGGCACGTTGGCGTTGGCGTCGTAGTACGGCGATTGCGTATCGAACGGGTTGAAAATGCCGTCAGCGAGCGTGTCGTTGAGCGTGAACGTCATGGTGCCTGCGCTGAATTGGTCGCCCTGATCTTTGCGGCCTCGACGAACGGCAATGTTTAGGGTGCCGTCGGTGACGTCAGCAAACTGCGTTGTGCCGTCCAGCACATAGGTCGTGTTGTCTAAAACGCCTTTAGTTGTGTCGTCAAGCGTAAATGCGTCAATCTGAAAACCTGCGTCAATTTCAAGCAGATAGTTGCCTGATTGAACGATTGCTGTGCCGGGCATCAGACGTACCCGCTGACCTCAATGCGCGCCGGGCCAGCTGAACGGTTGTAGGCGCGGATGCTGTCCACGACGGCTTGTCCGATCTCGGCGCTGGTCGCCAATCCGCCGTTGACGTTGACGGTGATGTTTTCCAGCATGGCGTTACGGGCGCTCGATGTGAACGGGTTGCTGGCAATGCCTGCCCCCAACATATTTGGGGCTTCCATGATTTGTCGGACGGATGCGCCACCACCGCCACCGCCCCCGCCAGCCACGCTAGGAGCCGCTACAACGACCGCAGACCCCGTGGATGAGGGAATAGGCACCCCAAGGTTTTTGTCGCCGCCTACGGCCGCTACGGAAGCGCTGGAGCCACCGCCACCAATCTTGCCCATTTCAGGAATTGTGAAGCCTTTGCCGCCGATGCCCGGCACCCAGTCAGGGATCTCAAATGACAAGCCGCCGAGGGTTGAGTTCCATACGTCGGCGATCGTGTTGATGATGCGTGTCCACACGTTCAGCATTGTGTTCAGGTACCCGGACACGAAATCAACCATGACTTTGACGCCGACCTTGACGGCGCTAAACACGGCATCTACGACTTTTCTGAAGCCCTCAAATTTGGCGTATGCAGCGACAAGAGCTGCACCGAGTAGCACGATAGCGGCCACGACTAGCCCGATCGGGTTGGCGGCCAATGTGATGTTGAACGCGGTCTGTAGAAATGCCGCGGTTTTGACTGCCACGTTGTAGGCGATGATGGCGGCCGACAGGGTGCCGATGACGCCTGCCAGGATGATTACTACGTCGGCGTTTTCTTCGACGGCTTGCGCCATTTTTGTGATGATCGGTATCAGGCGCTCGAGCAATGGCAGGACGGCTGCTCCAATGCTTTCTTGCATTTCGGCAAACGCGATCTGCATTTTGGCCATGCCGCCCTCAGCAGTTTCGGTAAACGCTTTGTTGGCTCCGCCGAACGTGCCGCCAAGGACGCTGATAATCGTTTCCATGTCGGCACCCTCACGAATAAGGTTTGCCATTTCAGGGGTGAGCGATCGCAGCGCTTTGAAGTTGCCTTCGTAAGCTTTGGCGAGCGCGTCGGCGACGGTAGTTGCGTCAATGGATGTTGCCCGGCTGATGTCAAGCACAAGCGACATTTGCGACTGAGCTTCGTTTATGTCTTTTGTGCCACGGACAAGTGCAGCGAACGCTGGGCGCAGTACGTCATCGGCAACTGCCGCTTGGCGTGACATGGCGCTAATCGCTTTTTCGACTTCGGCGATCTGTTCTTGCCCGGCACCTGTTGAGTTCTCAAGCTGTACGGCAAGTGCGGCTTGTGCGGCCTCATCTTCGGCAGCCGCTTTAGCGGCCATTCCAAGACCGGCAGCGAGTGCGCCCACAGCTGCAATCGCAGGCACGAAGGCTTTTTCCATGCCATAGCCGACCTTTTCTGAGGTCGTTTCAAGGCTGTTGAATTCCTTTTTGGCGCGCGCAATACCCTTGTCGTCAAATTCGCTGATGATGGGTATGCGAATGCTCATATGGTTGCAATTCTACGATTTATCTCGGCGGCAACCTGTTCAAGCGCCTTGGTCATTTCGTCCTGCACGTCGGTAATGTGCGCCTCGGCTGACGGCCACATGACGCGCGACGGGTTGCCAGCAAATGCAGTCAAGGCGTCACCGAGGCGGTTTGAATTGCCACGGCCTGCAATGTCATAAATGGCAGCTGCCGGGTCTTTTTGAATGATGGTCACCACGCCATCTTTTTTGCGTCCAGCATCAACTTTGACCTGTACGCCACGTCGAGCTTTACGCTGATCCCACGGCAACAATTGCCGCCCGTTCTGCGTCCAGCGATACCGCATACCTGACAAGGCTTGTGCCGGGTAGCGGCTTTGCGCCTCAAGAACAATCGGGCTAGCAATCTGCTTGGCGTCTTTGGCAAATTGTTTGCGGGCCTCAGGGTCAATCTGCCTAAGGTCTTGCAACATTTGCTTGACGCCGATCACCTCAACTGTTGCCACTAGCGGCCCCGCTTTGCCTGTTGCTGTTGCAACTCAAGCACATGGAACACGGTGGTCATGTCTCGAGTGTCAAACTCCACTTGCGGCGGCCAGTAGCCCGTCATAACTAAGACCTCAGCGAGGGAGCGTCGCCAGGTGCCGCGATGGTAGGGGTTTCGTCGGTGGTTTCTTCAATGGGCGTGATTTCCATGTCGGGGTATTCAGCGACCCATTCTCGCCATGTGCCGGGCACTTTGTCGCCAGCGAGTTTGCATAGGATGTATGCCCAGCAGCACATGTCAACGAAACCGATGCCTTTGCCGTCTGCGGATCGGCGGTTTTCCGT